ATCGCAATATGGCGCGGCCTTTTGGCAGGCGACAACGCAGTATCGGAGCGCGACGTACTTTCCTCGACCGACGAAAGTTGAGGGATTCACTGGCACGCGGCTGGGAACTGGAATTTTGCCGGGGCTGAAAGAGTTCTGATGGCGACGATCAAACGTCTCAGCGAAGCAGTCGAGGCTAGGCTCAAGGAATACGCCAGAAACATCGGCAATGGAACTGTGTCGATCGGATTCCTGTCGGGCGCCACATATCCCGATGGTGTTTCAGTAGCGCAGATCGCTTTCTGGAACGAATTCGGAACGAAGGGCCGAGCGGCCGGAGATCAGCCGCATCCCGAAGCGGTCGCAGAGGGCGAACGGCGCGCGCCACAAATGGTTGGCGGTGCACCCCCGCGGCCGTTCTTTCGCCGCATGATCGCCAAGGATTCGCCGGAGTGGGCCGATCATCTCGGGAGCGCATTGATCGCGACGAAAGGCGACGGCCCAAAAGCTCTGGCACTGATGGGCGAAGAGATCAAAGGACAGCTCGTACAGAGCATCAACGAACTCACGGAACCGCCGTTGGCCGCGAGCACGATTCGCCGCAAGGGCTTCGCGAAGCCATTGATCGAGACTTCTCACATGCTCAATTCTGCGGCATATAGGGTGGATTAATGGACTTGCAAGGGCTCGCCAATCCGCTCGTTGAAAGCGTGAATCCGAATATCCTTGTGAGCATTCAGGCATCCACAGGATACACGAACACAGGACCGGGCTACCGGCAAGTTCCCGCTTACGCCGATCCTGTGCAAGGATTTGCGCAAGTCCAGGAACTCACGAGTTCGGAGTTGCGCCAAGCGGAGGGGATGAACATTCAGGGCGTGATGCGAGCCATTTACTTTCGCGGGAATTTGAACGGTGTGATTCGCCCGGACAGCAAGGGTGGCGATCTCGTTACGATTGCCGGACAGATTTGGCTTGTGGTCAAGACTCTCGAGCTTTGGCCGACTTTTTCGAAAGCGCTGATCGTTCTGCAGGAGCCTGCGAGCTGATGGCAATCATTCTCGAAGATTCGGACAGCGTTCTGTGGTCGGTTTCTGTTGTGTCCGGCCAGATCGTGACTTCCGTGGTCGAAACTGGTAGTCCTATCGTGGTCAATCTGAATGATCCATCCGGCAATTCCTGGAATGTCGTTGTCACCACAGCCGGACAGCTTGAGGCCGAGTCAATCACCAAGGGATCATATCCGACTCTTATTGCGGTCGATCCGTCGAATTCATTGGCCGTCAGCACGTCCGGCTCAATCATGGTTTGGTCTCTCTACACGCCGTCCATCGTCGTCGATTCCGTGATCGATGCGCTCGGAGCGTTCATCCAGCCATTCGTTGCCCCAGCGCAGATCATTCGCGCGCAGGTCAACCGCGTAGCTCCGCCGACTGGCTCATTCGTGGAGTTGACGGAGATTTTGCAGACGGATTTGGAATACGCTCGCAACTGGTACGATTCGACTTATCAGCAGCGCAAGATCATCGGCCCGAAGCGCATCGTGATCCAAGTCGATTTCTACGGATCGCAATCAGGCGATTGGTGCTCGGCCATCAAGACAGTTTTTCGCACGGCTTATGCGGCTTCTCAATTTCCTGCTGGCATGGCCCCTCTCTACACCGATGAGGGCCATGAGGCTCCGTTGATGACCGGAGAGCAACAATACGAGCGCCGTTGGGTGCTCACGTGCTCGCTGCAATTCAACCCGATTGTGATCGTACCCCAGCAATCTGCGGATGTGCTGAAAATGAACATTGTTGACGACGTTCAAGAGGTGACACTGTGACGATTCCCGCAAGTCAAATCGTGTCGGTCATTCCCGGCGTCCTGTCTCCGGGTGGGCCGGGCTTGGTGATGAATGGACTGGTGCTCACCGAAAATTCGCTGATGCCGACCGGAACAGTTCTATCATTCGCGAGTCCTCAGTCAGTCTCCAATTTCTTCGGTCCGGCATCTGCCGAATACGCCTACGCTCAAATCTACTTCGCGGGATTCAACGGCCAGACGGCGCAGCCGCAGCAAATCCTATTCGCTCCATTCAATGCTTCGGCGCGTGCGGGATGGCTGCAGTCAGGTTCTTTCGCGAACATCACATTGACGGAATTGCAGGCGATCTCTCCCGGAACTCTGACGGTTACATTTGCAGGAACGCCGCTCACGTCATCTTCGATCAATCTGTCCGCTGTCGCGAGTTTCACGGCTGCGGCTGCTGCTATCCAGGCGGCTTTCACCACGCCGCCATTCACGGTCACGTGGGATTCGATTCAGAGCGTTTTCATTTTCACGAGCACAGCGACCGGCAGCACCGAGACGATCACTTACGCGAGCGGTGCGATATCAGCGGCGCTTCTTTTGACTCAAGCTACCGGAGCAACAATATCTCAGGGAGCCAGTGCCGATACGCCGGCCACGGCGATGAATAACGTGATCGGCGTCAGTCAGAATTGGGCGACGGTGACCTACCTGACTGAATTCTCGCTGGCGAACAAGGAAGCCCTGACTGTATGGCTTGACGATCAGGACGATTACTACCTTGGCGTGATGTGGGACAGCGACACGCAGGCCAGCGTGCAGAATGCGACCGAGCCTTTCGGAGTCATCGCTAAGGAAGGCCAGTACAATTGCGTGATGTGCATTGGAGGCGATCCGGCAGCCGTTCCGCCGGGAAGCACTCTTGGGGCGATATGTCTGAACGTGGCCGCTTTCTTCCAAGGCATGGTTGCTGCGTTGAATTTCAACGCCACGAATGGAAGAGTCTGTTTCGCGAGCAGAAGTTCTCAATCGGCGGCAGTAGTTCCGACGTGCGCCAACCTCCAAACTTACGAGAATCTGATCGCCAACGGATATAGTTGCTACGGAGCGTTCGCGTCGCGCAGTCAGGGATTCGTGTTCTTCTCGAATGGCAACATGCCGGGCGAGTTCCCCTGGGCCGATCAATACGTCGATCAGATTTGGCTCAATGCCGCGTTGCAGCAAGCATTGCTGAATCTCTACACGACCGTGAACAGCATTCCGTATGATCCCTACGGATACGGTCTCATCCGGGCCGCGCTGCAAGGCGTCATCGCAAGCGCCTTGAACTTCGGAGCGATTCAGGCGGGAGTTACGCTCTCGACGACACAGGCGGCGGAAGTGAATGGCTCCGCTGGATTGTCTGTCGCGACGCTGATCGAAAACAACGGCTACTATCTTCAGATTCTCGATCCGGGAGCCGTAGCGAGAAATGCGCGACAAACGCCGATCATCAATCTGTGGTACAGTGATGGAGGCGCAGTACAAATGTTGGAGATGGCTAGCATAGACATTCTTTAGTTTGTGCTATTTGCTGTGGGGCGGCGGCGTTCTGTTCTATGCCAAACTTATCCGCGACGGATTTCCAGAGGGTTTTCAGACGTTGTGCGCGAACCACAATCTTAAAAAGCATCTGATGACCCTGTAGCTAAGGAGCGTTCATGGGCGGAACATTAGGTTTCACGAATCCGACGACAGGTGGACCAAGCACGATCACTTCGGCCAATTCCGTCGTTACGCTGAGCGTGCCGGGTGTCTATGACCAGCCCGTGCAGTTGCAGGGCTATTCCGCCGACAAAGCATGGAGCACGGACATGCTCGATCTGGCGGAGACGCAGATTGGCGTCGATGGCCGCATGACGGCTGGTTATATCTTCAAGACGGTCAAGCAAACGTTCTCCATCCAGGCGGATTCACCGAGCATCCAGATTTTCGAGACGATTTGGGCCGCGATGGCTCAGGTTCGCGACATCTACTGGATTTCTGGAACAATCGATCTTCCTTCGACCGGCCAATCCTACGTGATGATCCGGGGCGTGCTCACCGCGGTCAAGACAATCGCGGATGCCCTAAAGGTCTTGCAGGCGAAGGAATACACCATCGAATGGCAGCTCGTGCAAGGCTCCCTGCAATAAGGTGATGACTGAATGGCGCGCAAAACTGAGACCTACACCGTAACGGACGAAGGCCGCGACAAAGACAAAACATTTCTGCTCACCGAATGGCCCGCTTCGAAAGCGGAGGCCTGGGCGATTCGTGCGCTGCTTGCGCTCGGAGCCGCAAAAGTCGATGTCCCCGAAGGCATCCTTGATGGAGGAATGTCGAAGCTGGCCGAAATAGGCTTGAAAAAACTCTTCGCGCTTCCATATTCCGCCGCTGGACCTTTGTTCGATGAACTCATGGAATGCGTGCAAGTCACACCCGATCCGAAGCGTCCGCAAGTGAAACGTGCTCTCGTAGAAACCGACATTGAGGAAGTACGGACGCGTCTCGCTCTCAAGTGGGAAGTTCTTAAGTTGCACATAGATTTCAGTATCGCCGACGGCCTCTCCAACTTGGCCGCAAAACCGTCGGCGGAAGAGAAGCGGCCAGGTACCAAAACGTCCCACAAGCAATAGGGATAGTCGTATCAAATGGGCTGGCAACACTTGCGGAATTACAAACGATTTATG